AGTAGTGAACTACCAAAATGAAAACAATCCTTCGTATCGCCTCAATTTTAGCACAATGTGCTATCATGATATGCTTACCATTGAAGAACTCCATAGGTGGGAGGTGCTTCACAGGTGGTGAGCCATTTAAAACCATTAATGCAACATCAGCACCGAGTGAGGTCTGCCTCAGAGATGATATATCGATGGTTAAATCTATCGGAATACACTCACGTGGGGATGACTCAGATATGATCACATCTAGCGTCACGTTCTATAGACTGTATTATGTTAAAGATTGGCACGATTGCAACCCAATCTCAGACCACATGGGTACTTTCCTTGTTCTAAATATTGAGGATAGTGGTTCTATTAAAGCAGAAAACTATGCATGCCGAACAAGATGTGACATTTCTTTAAACAGGGACCGTGGAACTATAGAATTAACCTCTACTAATCTCAACCATTATTCTATTACTGGGACAACTATTGCATCTGGGTGGTTCAAACTGAAATTAGAGGTGCAATTGCTTTCGACATGTGAAAGCATCAGTGTAACCTGCGGTCAAAAAACATTGGAATTCAAGGCATGTTTCAGACAACATCGTAAGTGTATCAATTATTTCCATGGCTCTATACTACCCGAGATAATGATTGAAGGAATATGTGCAAACCTGGAAGTGATAATATTGGTCTTCTTTATATGCTTAAATACAATACTAGCTATAATAATTACCAATACATATGTGATATATGCTTTAATCCCACTAATATACCCATTTTATAAATTATATGGAATAATATACAATAAGTGCTTGAAAAAGTGCAAAAATTGTAAGCTTGCTATACACCCTTTTACTATTTGCCCTACAAAATGTATTTGCGGTATGGTTTATAATAGTACAGAAGCTCTGTATCTACATAGACAATGCAATAATTGTACAGGGTATAAAGCACTAACCCATGCACGTATTGCATGCAAAAAAAAGATTCCCAATGCAATCATGGCAATATTTACTACCATTTTAATATTTAGCTTTTTAACACCTGTTTCTGCTGAATGTTACAATCTCAGCGAGTTACCACAGGATTATATCAATATGGTCAATTACATCGGAATGCGATCGTTGCTTGGATATGTCGTAGCATCTCTCGCTCTGCTAATAGCGATAGTGGTGTTGCTTCAGAACAAATTAGCTGAGCAAGCTTTGAAGCTGTATTATGTCAACTGTGCATTCTGTGGGATGATCCATCATAAAAGAAATCTCATACTAGAACAAGGCTTTACAAATCAATGTCTAACATGTATTTGCCACGACAAAAACATACATAAAGCCACAAAAAAGTGTACTATTAGATACAAATGGCACATCACAAACAATATTAGATGGCTTGTTTTTGTTTCCATACTCATAATAATGCCAGCAAGCATTTACCCAATGCAATGCTTAAGATCTGAAGAAATAACAAATCTAGAAGAGGCTTCAGCTTGCATATCTGTTTATCAAAATGTAACACAAAAAAAGCAATATCACGAGTTGATTAAGTCTATGAGTGAACAACTAAGCTCAGATGAAGTCTCTATATTGCTGCCACAGGTTGTCCCATCTTATATTAACTTAATACACGAGATAGAAAATGAAAATGATCTACATACAGCTATAGTAAAAGAGATAATCTTAGCAAATTTATACCCAGAAATAGTAAAAAAATACTATAGTGCAGCAGGACCTGACACTGTTAAATGGCGTACAATACTTCTTAATGCTGGACTCCACATCTGTTCAGAACATGTTGTTAAAATGATATGTAGATGTGCTTTATTACAACAGGAATGTCAATCAGTCACAAGCGATGATGGAAATCAAATTGAGACTTACTATAAATCACATAAAGAAGAATTTTATGAAGATATGGCTTCAATTTTCAAAGTTATATACACTGCATTTCCTGGTCTCACTAAATTCTTACTTGTCAGATCAATGTCTAGTAAAGCATTGCAAGATGCAGTCCCAGTACTTGGGAAATTGAAATATTACACGAGGAACAACAATCATCTAAACGGTATAATTACATTCGCAGAACATATAATATCGAAGAATGTGACAAGCGAAAGTAGGACCATTAACTTTGAGGTACGTAAGTTGACTGGTCAGCAATTCACTGATAAAAATGTCGGCTCCAGTGGTATCACGACATGTCAAACACCCAAGTTAGTTACATGCACAGGGAAAAGATTGAGATCATTGCAAAAGGAATACATAGCATGTTCAAACAATGGGGTTAAAATGTATCTAAAGGAAGACAAAATCTATTGCAGAGTAGGAGCAGACCTGTGTGTAGGTGACAAATATTGTCTTATAAGTTTTACACCGATTACTGACAAGGAAAATGTAGATAAATTAATATGTTATGCAACAGAATTTCGGGACCAGTCAAATGGTATGCTAAAAAGTTCACAATCAATTAGAGTAAAAAAACTAGGCAGCTGTGCACTTAAAGGCCAATTAGTCAACATAGCGATGTCATCAGAGAATTTACTGTATAAGTATGATACAATCTATCATAAAAAAACACCACTTGTGGACGAGTACTGCTTATCAGAGAAGTGTACTAGTGATCATTATCCTTATAGTAGTGAAAACCTTAAAAATTGTGTGTGGACTATAACGAACCACAAATTTCAGAGTCAATTGCATATAGACCATCAAGATATAGAATCTTTCATATCAGGTATCAAACTATCATTACATAATGACTTAATTACTCACAACTACAAACCAACACAAAATATGCCACACATAATTCCTAATTATAAGTCTATATCCATAGCTGGAAGCGATAATGGAAATACAATAACAGATGCTTATGTCCTTTTCACTATACCGCTCACCACTGGCCTCTCTCAAGGTTTTAGTGTAAATACAAAAACAAATAAAGGCTTATTTGATTTAGTAGTCTATATAAAGAGAGCCACTATAAAAGCTGAATATACTTTTGAGTATGAAACCGGGCCGACTATCGGCATAAATGCTGTCCATTCTGAAAAATGCACAGGATTTTGCCCAAGAGAGATACCGCATGCTACAAACTGGTTAACATTTACAAAAGAACATACTAGTTCATGGGGCTGCGAAGAATGGGGGTGCTTTGCTATAAATACTGGCTGCGTATATGGATCATGTCAAGATATAATAAAACCAGAAGGCAAAGTATATAAGAAAATAGGCTCTGAAGCAATTGATGCAGAAATATGTATAACTGACAGTAGTGAAACATTTTGTACAGAGATAACCTCTTATAACCCAATATTAGGTGAAAAAGTACAAATTGAAATAATGTCTCAAGATTCAAGCCTATTGCCATCTAATATATTTCAAAAAAACAATAATATTTACAAAGGAGATATAAACCCTAAAGGCACTTTTGCAAAAAAATGCGGATCTGTGCAGAAAGTGCAAGATCAGATATATGGTTCTGGGGAGCCACGATTTGATTATATATGTCATGCTGCTAGTAGAAAGGATGTAGTAGTGCGCAAGTGTTACGATAATGCATATATCTCTTGTAGCACATTGGAATCGATCCAAAATATGGATCTAATCAAAGATGAATCTAAGTGGTATTTAAGACAAGATACTGGTTTATATGGTTCAGTTAAAGTAAAGTTACTGCTGGGGGATCTAAATTATAAGCAAGATGATACAACTACCACAAGGATAACAGCGAAGGCTGTATGTGGCGGTTGCACAGACTGCTTTGATGATGTATCATGCCGAGTTGATGTCACGTCTAATAACATTGCCTCATGCTCAGTAGAGAGTACATGCTCGCCATATATAAATAGGTTGTCATTGGTAGAAGGCTCCCAGCAACTTCATTTAAAGTTCAAATGCAAAATGGAAGCTATAGCATTTTCTATATGCGGCATTAAAGCAGAGATTAGATCAGAGATAGTGAAAAGCCATAAGATACTGGACTTGGCATCACTGAGCCAGACATCGTACATTAGAGAATATGATAAAAAATGCGGAACATGGCTATGTCGTGTTTACAACGAGGGTATTGAGGGAATCATAGGGCCAATATGGAAAGAATTTAATATATGGCTCAAGTATGGTACTGTAGTTGTTGTATTAATATTCTCTGTTATTTTAATAGTGAAAGTGATAAATCCGTTAATCAAACTAATAATTAACACCTTAAAGCACAATGAACAAATGTACTTACTTGAGTCTAAGCAAAAATAAACTCATTTAACTTTATATTTTCATTAGGGGTTGGGTGGTGGGTTATATGCAGCTTGAAGGATTTTCATTTTGGTAGAACACCACT